TATATAGGATATATATATAGCTCAGGTAAGTTTGTAAGGAAGGTGGTACACAGTAGGAACGTGGGAACACTATCTAATCTCATTTCTGTCTCATGCACGTCTCAAAGAAGAATCAACCCGTTGTTGATCGCCTCATTCTTCTTCTCGCTCAATCTGAAAATGTTGCGGATGCAATCTTGGATAATGCCCTCGATGATCAAGAGCGTTTAGATCCCAAAGTTGTGGCTGGTTTGATGCAATATCTTGTCAGAGTTGCAGATATACTCAACGCAGCAGAACAAGCCGATCTCAAACCTTTATCCAATGAATAAGCTATATTTTGCTTATGGCTAAAAAAGCAACCGACAGAGAAATTGATTGCAGGGTTAATTCTGTCTACAACTTATTAATTAATGGCCACAGTAAAACTCAAGTGGTGCAGTACTGCGCGGAAAATTACGGTGTCAAATTAAGGCAATCAGAAGAGTATCTTTCACGCGCTCGTAAACTTCAACAATTAGATGCTGAACTGGAGCGTCCGCAATGGCTTTTGTCCGCTTTATCTCGTTTGCAAAATTATGAATCGCAATCTGCTAAACGTGGTAATCATCAAGCGGCTTTACGCGCCGTGGAATTACAAGCTCGATTATTGAGGTTTGAATTAAGTTGACTTCGTTAATTGCTGGAATATGTGACAACGAACCGCTTACGGCTTTTGCCTATCAATCTTCTATTAATAGTTTGCCAACAGCAGAAGAAGTAAAGGCTCGAATACTTGAAGGACTCTTACCGCACCAGGAGAAGTTCTGCCTGAATACTGAGTCACGAAAACTTGGACTTGTTTGTGGTTTCGGTGCAGGAAAAACACATGGCTTGGTTGCTAAGGCGTGCATGATTGCCGCCAATAATGTTGGTTTTGTTAGTGCTGTCTTTGAGCCAACCGCGCCTATGGTTCGGGATATTCTGATCCGAACGCTTAATGATTTATTAGATCAATGGGAAATTCCTTTTACTTTTAGGGCAAGTCCTTTGCCTGAATATACGCTTCATTTTGCTGAAGGGAATCATCAAATATTGCTTAGAACGATCCTGACTTATCAACGCTTACGCGGTCAAAACTTATGTGCTGTTGGCTTCGATGAAGCCGATACAATCCCAATGGGTGAAGCTACAAACGCCATGAATATGGCACTGGCAAGATTGAGGTCGGGTAACAATCAACAGTTTTATGCTTCGACAACTCCAGAGGGATATGGTTGGGCATTTCATACATTCGATAAGGAAGCAACAGAAGACACTGCATTGATACAGGCCCGCAGTATGGATAATCCTTTTCTTCCTGACGGATTCATCGAAAGTCTTAAATCTAATTACTCGGAGCAATTAATAAAGGCTTACTTACTTGGTCAGTGGGTCAACCTAACAACGGGTCAGGTATATGATCGGTTCTCTAGGGATATTCACGTTAAGGATAATTTGCCTGATTACAGTCAGGAAATATTGAAAATAGGTATAGATTTCAACGTAGATAATACAAACGCTGTTGTATGTGTGCGGGACGGAAATAAGCTCGTCATAATAGATGAAATAGCGAAAGCTCACGACACTGACGCACTAGCTCAGGAAATCGTTAGGCGTTATCCAGATCGTAAAATTCAGGTATTTCCAGATGCTTCAGGCTCGCAACGCTCAACCAACGCAAACGCCTCTAGGACAGATATATCCATACTCCAATCTTACGGCTTTGAAAACATGTCGCCGCGAGCAAACCCCGCAATCAAAGATCGAGTCCAGACTTTACAAAATCTTTTATGTAACTCCAAGGGAGAATCAAGGTTGGAGGTTAGCTCCTGTTGCAGAAGGGTGATTGAGTGCCTTGAACTTCAATCATGGGATGAAAAAACACAACAACCAGATAAGCTTAATGGTTTCGATCACATGAATGACGCATTAGGATACTGTGTATATCGTGAGTTCTCTATTCTGTACGCCCGTGCGGGTAGTAGAACAGGGATTAGAATCTATTAAAGAGGTTTAACGCCGTGGCTTTCAGTGCATACAGTGGATATAGAACTTATAGAGGCATTGCGGAAGCAAAGGTAAATAAGGTTGATGATCCGAATCAGCAATGGTTGAATATGCAACAATTCTGGGAATTACCAGAAGTTATTATTCAAGGAACGCAAGAAATAAGAAGTAAACATAGAGCATATCTTCCTCAAGAAGAACGTGAATCAGATTTAAGTTATGACGCTCGCCTTTCAAGAAGCGTTTTATCTCCTTATTTCATAAGAATCGAAAGGATGTTAGCTGGTATGTTAATCCGTAAGCCTATTCAAATAAACGATACTCCTGACGTTATTCGAGAAGCTTTGTTTGATGTAGATTTAGGCGGAAACGATATTTCTATCTTCTGTTATGAGTTGACTCGCAAGCTATTACGTTACGGTCATGTTGGGTGTCTCGTTGATGCGCCTTCCTTAGAAACTGAAGCGGGTCGGCCTTATTGGACAACTTACACTCCAAGAGACATTATTGGTTGGAGGACTGAGAAGAAAGAGGGCCGTGATGAATTAGTTCAGTTGAGATTAGCTGAACAAGTTTTGGTGAATGATGGTTTATACGGTGTAAAAGAAGTTCAACAAATCAGGGTATTAACTCCAGGTGGTTTTGAAATTCACCGCAAGAAAAAAGATAAAAGTGATTGGGTTATTGAGGAAGAAGGGACAACATCTCTTGATTACATTCCTTTTTCTGTCGCCTATGCAAACAAGGTTGGCTATATGGAATCAAGACCGCCAATGAATGATATTGCTGAATTAAATTTGAAGCATTATCAAATACAAAGCGATTACGATAATATTTTGCACATAAGCGCGGTCCCAATGCTCTCGATATTTGGGATGCCTCCAAGTGATAGTGAAATCAGTGCTGGACCAGGAGAAGCTTTTGCGATGCCAGCCGAAGCAAGAATTGAATACATCGAACCAAGCGGTAGCAGCTTTACAGCACAACAAGATCGACTGAAGGAAATAGCATCTCAGATTAATGAATTGGGCCTAGCAGCAATATTAGGTCAAAAAATTAGTGCTGAGACGGCTCAAAGTAAGGCCATTGATAGAAGTCAATCAGATGCAACGCTTTTATATATCGCGCAGCAAGTTCAAGATTTAATTGATAATAGTTTGCGTTTTCATGCTGATTATTTAGGGGTTGATTCGGGCAGTTGTTATGTCAACCGTGATTTCTTAGCAGCTCGTTTAGATCCTCAAGAAATCGGTAGCTTGCTCCAGCTTTACACCGCAGGAACAATTTCAAAAGAAACATTATTGAAGATGTTGTCTCAGGGTGAGGTGTTACCAGATGAATTTGATATTGAGGAAGAATTGGAAGCAACCGAAGCGGCGTTATTAGATCCTGCACCACCAGCAATCGAAGCTGCACCTGTTGAGGAGTAACCAATGGCGGCTCCTAGCGGGACTCCATCAAGTGTTTTTAAACACGCTATTGATCTAAATCGTGTTAGTAATTCGCTTCAAAAACCTTTAGCGGTTGCATATAACAGGATTTTAGTTAAGGCAGCCAGAGAGTTGCAGGCAATGGGAACTGATGAATATTCGAGTTCATATCGAGCAAAAAGGCTTGGTCAAATTATTGGATCATTAAAGACAAGCTTGGATGGTTGGGCTAAGGACTCGACCAAGGTAATGAAGACCGATTTATCTGACTTAGCAAAGATTGAGACTGAGTTCGCCGTTGCACAGATGCGTCAAATGATTGGCGATGCTGATGATATTGTTCGAGAATTAGAGGTAAGCCCACAATTTGCAGAAGCCGTTGTTTCTTCTGATCCGACCAAGCTGAATCTTGTTACGACAGAGGCAGGGGATACTTTAACGGGTAAGGGTGTTTATAAATTAACGGCTAAGCAAGGTGAAGCATTGGTTCTTCCTAATGGTGAAACCGTTGAGAAAGCATTTCGAGGGATTGCAACATCTTCTGCCCAGAAATTTCGTTTAGTTGTTCAAGATGGGTTGTTGACTGGTGTTCCTACAAAGCAAATTGTCAAGGAGATTATCGGACAGCACGGCGGAATGAAGTTTGCATCAGGCCAAAAGGTTAGTGCAAGAGCTTTAGCTTTAGCGGGAGGAGAAAAGGGAACGCGGTTAGCAAATAATCAGATAATGACGTTAGTTAGAACAAGCGTTAATCAGGTCGCAAATAAGGCAAGTCAAGAAACTTATAAAGCAAACGACAGTGTGACGAAAAAATATAGATACATCGCAACGATTGATAGCAGGACAACAATGTTATGCGCGTCTAAGGATGACAAGTTATTCGATTACAATGATGGCCCTCTTCCGCCGTTGCATTTTAATTGCAGGTCAACAACTGTTCCTGTTATTGATTGGGATGGGTTGAATAAGGAATATGGAATTGTTGCTCCTGATGATATTGAAGGCGTTGGCAAAGCAAAGAGAGCAAGTATTGACGGGCCTATCCCTGCGGGTACAAGTTACGGTGATTGGTTATATGACAAGAGAATCAAGGAGGGTCGCAAAGTATTACCAGGGCCAGAGCAGATTGACGCTTTAGGGTATGACAAAGCGGTTTACTTTAATCGGTTAGCGGCAAGATATAAAGATCCACGGAAAGCCATTGTTAGTTTGGTGAGGGAGGACGGAACAGAAAAGACACTGGCTGAATTAAGGCAACAATACAAGTTAAAAAGAATTGATAAAGCTATTAAGGTCGCAACTAAGGCAATACAAGAAAAACTCCCAACAATGGGAGAGCTTCAAGGGTTGCAGAAAGATTCAAGCTTGAGTCAATCAGATATAGCGGGTGTTTTCGCTTTAATGACAAAAATGAAAGGGCAAGCTGGTGAAAATGCTAAAAAACTTTTTCAGTTTGCGGAACAGCGTCAGGTCTTCTGTTCTTGGTCAACGGGTCAAAGCACAAAACATCTATTAAAAAACGAGCAATTAAAGAAAAGCATGGAGGCTTTAGTTGCAAGAGGTACTAAGGGCTATAAGGGTGAAGCTTTAAAAGGATCAGTAAAAATTGTAGGAATCGGGCCAGCAAAAGATGTCTTATCCGATATTCAGCGAGGAAAAGCAGGAACTTGGTTCAAAAAATCTTTAACAATGCGAGGCGAAGGAGAAGGTGTAAGTGGCTTTACGGCTGTTGGTCGAAATAATATCGTTGTTCGTAGTAGAAGTAATTATAAACCTGTCAAAGATCTCAAGGAGGTTATTGCAGTTTTCAAGGAAAGCGTAAAAGCGGCGGCTAAAGGTAAGCCATTTAGGCATACAGGAGGCGATGCTTTTGGCGAGTTAACAGGCTTCTTTGGCCCACAAGAATGGATTGGTACTTATGTGCATGAAATGGGGCATCAAGTTCATTATGCTGCAAGCAAGGTCAAGCTTTCCTTTAGAAAAGTATTAGAGTTAAATTCGTTCGATAGAGATATGACCCCAGGAACTTGGATTCCTAGCGAATATGGGTCAAGTAATTATTTAGAACAATTTGCAGAAACTTTTGTGCAATATGTTTTCGATCCTGTAGGCTTAAAGAAAGTAGCCCCAGAAGCCTATAAATGGGTTGATGACGCAATGGCTACTGCATTGAAAGCACCTAAATGAGTTATAAGCAAGCCATTGCTTTGATTTCTAGTTGGCCGAAGGATAAAGATGTCCCTCGGTTGATGAGGGATGTTTATGAGAAATCAAATGCTAATGATCAGATTGATATAAGTCGAGCAATAGAAGCTTTATATGCGGCGGCGGAAAGTGAAAAAGACTTTGAGTTAATAGAAAAGTTTTGGAAGTAGCAAAGGTTAACCGTAACGGTTAAACTACCTGTAATGTTTGTTTTCTGGTCATGGGCCGTAAATATGTAAGAGATAAGGCGGGTCGTTTCGCTCCGAAGGGCGGAGGCGGTAAGGGTAAAGGCGGCAAGATGGGCAAGTCAGCTAAGAATGTAAAGGCAAGAAAAGCTTATAAGTCTGCAAGTTCTAAGGTAAGAAAGGCTCAAAGAGATTTTAAAATTGCTGATAAGAAAAGTTCAGCAGCAGGAGGAGCAAGAACAAGAGCCGCTAATGCAAGTGCAAAAGCAAGAAGAGCAGGTAAATATACAGAAAAAACAGCCGCAAAGTATCAAAGAGCAGCCGACAAAGCTTATGGAGCGTCAATAGCTAGAACAAAAGCCGCAGGTAAGATTAGCGGCTCTAAGTCAGGTCTAACCCGCGTAACAAATAGGCTTACAAATAAAAGGACAGCGAAATCAAATCTAAAAGAAACTTTTGCATCACAAAGGGTAGCGGGCAGGAAGGCAACATTTAAAGCTAAAACAACAAAAGGACGGGCAGCAAAATCAGAATGGAAAGCAGCAAGGAGAGCAGATAGAAAAGGAGGGATAGGAGAAGGAAGGGCGCAAGATCGCAATCAGAAACGAGTTATCAAGAAACAAACTGGAAAAGCTGCTTACGCTCAGGGCTTCAGAGAAACTCCTAAGTTTACAAAAGCACCAAGAGCAGGATCAAAAACAAAGGCTCAAAAGATTAAAGGAAAGATTGAGAGCAAGAAAGCTGTTAATAAGGCGTTAAGAGGAAGTGAATTTAAAGGAGTGAAGAAGAGACAGAGTAAAGGAGAAAAAGCAGTTGCAAACAGAAAAAAACCCGAAAGAGTTAGGGCAAGAAAAAGAGAAGAGCAAGGGTTAGCATTGGCAGGCAGGAAGGCTTATAGGAAAGGGCCAGGAGCAGCCGAACGAAAAGCGGCGGTCACGGGTAAGACTATGAAATCAACAGTAGGTAGAAAAGAAAAAGCTGCTTACAGAGCAAAGACACCTGAGCATCAAAGATCAGGGGTAAGGCTAAAACGATATGGCAATCCTTACGGTTCACACGCGTTAGGCGGTGGAATCCAAAGAGATAGAAGGGCAGATCATGCGGCAAAACGTGGCGTTAAGAAAAGAAGAGGCGGAAAGGTTTATGACAACTCGACAAACACATTTATCAAGATAAAAACAAAGAAAAGAGATTTAAAGCGCAAATACAAGTATGGCTATAGCTAATCGTCAGCAATAAAATCGTCTAGCGTTTCAAGGTCTTCCATCACGTTGGCCCAGAATCCAGGCACTAACAACACATCGTCTTGGCTGTCGGCTTTACCTAGTGTAATAACGTCAGCCATTTCGTTTCCTGTGACGACATAGACCATTGTTTCGTTTCCTTCACCGTCAACATCTGGAACTTTTGATAATAAATCTCTTAATTCTCGAACGGTAAAGCCTTCTTCTTTTTTAATTGGGCTAGGCATGGGGGTTGCTTCCTAGTAGTTTCTGCTAACTTAGTAGAAAACTGACCTTACGGGTTATTTATGTCTGACGAAAACATTCAAGAGCCTACGGCTGTTGATCCATCTGAACTTGATGCACTAAAAAGAAGCATTGAGGGATTAGAGAAAAAAAACTTTGAACTAATAGGCAAATTAAAGAAAAAAGAAACGCCTGATGTTCCTGCTGATTATCAAGAATTACTTGATTTTAAACAAAAGGCAGAGCAGAAAGAATTAGAGGCTAAAGGTGATTATTCAAAGGCATTGGAATCAAGGGAGGGCCAATTCCGTGATGCCGTAAAAGAAAAAGACGACAAGATCAAAAAGCTTGAGGCGAAGATTCGTGATCTTGAGTTAATCTCACCTGCTATGGCTGCTCTATCTAATGCGGTGCATGATACAGATTACGCGTTAGAGAAATTAGGTAAAGATAAATTTGAAGTAGCAGAAGATGGCTCTGTTGTTTATGTCGATGAATTTAGTCGGATGACAATAGAAGAAGCCGTTCAGAAAAAGCTTGCTTCAAATGACAGAACAAAATGGGTAGTTAAGAAAACCGTTGCAAAAGGAAGCGGAGCCGTCGGCGGCGGTAATGTTGCAGGAGGCAAAATTTCAGAAGGAGATTTAAAATATTTCTTGCCAGAAACACAAAATATTGATGAACAGACAAGGATTTATAACCAACAAGGCGCAGAAGTTTGGAGAAAGTATAGGGAAATGGCCGAAAGCCGCTAGTATAGGAAGCAATGACTCGTCTGATGGTTACGCCGAAGGGTGAGTAAGGGTTACGCCCAAACTGTAAAAACTATTTAGGAATCAAGCATGGCCCCCACAAGGCGGAGCGATGTCATCATTCCAGAGGTTTTTGTTCCCTATGTCGTTCAAGCGACCACTAACCTAGACCGCTTTTTGCAGTCTGGGGTGGTGCAACCATTAGCGGAATTAAATGCCAATGAGGGTGACTTTATAAATGTACCTTTTTGGGGTGCAAACTTAGCTGGTGATCAAGAAGTTCTAACTGATAGCACTTCATTAACACCTGGCAAAATTTCAACAGGCAAGCAAATTGCTGTCCAGTTACATAGAGGTCGTGCATTTGAGGCAAGAGATCTTGCGTCAATCGCTGCGGGTTCTGATGCTATGGCCGCAATCGGTAATAAGCTTGCTGCTTATATTGCTAACCAAAAGCAAAAAGATCTTCTTGCTTCATTAGAAGGTTGCTTTGGATCTCTTAACGCTAATGATTCAAATAGCGCATTTTTCTCAATGTGCGTTGATTCAGAAAGTGGAGATTCACCAACAGTTCTAAGTCCAAGAACTGTTGCTGCTGCCAGAGCAAAATTTGGTGAGCAAGGCGACAAGCTTACTGCTTTAGCAATACATAGCAACACCTATTACGATTTGGTCGAAAGGAAGCTTATCGATTATGTCAGCCAAAGTGATGCCCGTGGTACATCCACAACTCAGTCAGGCGGATCAATGGCAAACGCTTATGGTGGTGACGATAAAGTTCCTACCTTCTGCGGATTGAATGTATTGGTTTCAGATGATGTAACCAAGACTGGCTCAGGTGCAACAACTGAGTATGCAGCTTACTTCTTCCAGCCTGGTGCTGTAGGCAGTGGTGAAATGCAAGCGTTAGACATCGAGCAAGATCGCGATATTCTTGCTAAGTCCGACGCGATCAGTTATGACTCTCATTATTGCTATCACCCTGTTGGTAGTAAGTGGGCTGTTACACAAACAAACCCAACTGTTGCTCAGTTAGGTACTGTTGCAAACTGGTCGAAAGTGTACGAAAACAAGAATCTCGGTATAGCTCGCGCTACCGTAGTTTCTAACTACGACTAGGGGTATTTAACAAATGACATCCGTATTTGAAGCCGTAGGCGGCAAGGCAATTGGTTACGTTTCAGGTGGAGCCGTAACACAAGCCACAAACAAATCAACTGCTGTAACGCTTAACACGCAAGGCGGTCAGATCACAATGAACAACGCTGCACTAGCTGATGGTGCAGAAGTTACCTTTCAGGTAAACAATGACAAAGTTGCTGCAACTGACGTTATTGGCGTTAATATTGCTTCTGGCGGTACTGCTGGTGCGTATTTGGTGGTTGTTTCAGCAGTTGCGGCTGGATCTTTTAAGATCACAGTTAGCAACGTGTCTGGTGGCGCATTAAGTCAAGCGATTGTGCTTAATTACGCCGTTACCAAGAGTGCAGCAAGCTAATGGGCTTGTTCGCTTTTAGGCGACTAAGGGAAAGAGAGGCTGCTTTGGCGGCCTCTGCTCCTTTAGCAGAAAAACCCAAGCCAAAGACAAAACGTAAACCAAAACAAAAGCCTAAGACTTATGGCGATCTCGATAACGGAGACGGTGGGAGCAGCAAACGCAAACAGTTATCTGTCTCTGGCTGATGCACAAAGTTTAATTGATGGTTTAGTAGAAGATGCTGATGTCGTTTCTTGGGCTTCTGCTACTACAGACCAAAAGAACAGGGCGTTATATACAGCAGCGCAACGGATTGATCGTGAAAGATTTTTAGGAGCAAGAGTTAATGACACTCAAGCAATGCAATGGCCTAGATCAGGAGTAAGGAAGCCAGATACTTATATCAATACTTACGCGACTGGTTTTCCATTCCGTATCGTTGAAGATTTTTTTACAGACACAGAAATTCCAGAGCAATTAAAAAAAGCGCAGGCTGTTTTAGCTGTTTATTTGAATAGCAATAAAGAAGCTTTAAATCTTACGGGGCTTGAATCTTATCAAAGTGTAAATGTAGGATCTGTTTCAGTGACACCGTATAGATTTGGAGCAGTTGGCTTTAATGCCGTCCCTCCTATGTTTGAACGATACTTTAATGGGCTTAGAATAAGTGGACCAAGTAACATTGCAGTAAAACGCAGCTAACCATGATTTATCCAGCGGCAACAATTATCACTGACACAAACGCACATACAGGGCGTTTCGGAAAAGTTCATGCGTTGGCAGATGCTTCTTGTACTTTTGTTTCAAGTGATCTCACAGAAAATGGATCATCAACAATTAACGGAATTACAATGAAGGCAGGAACAGAAATCGAAGGGATTGTTATAACAAGTATTACGTTGGCAAGCGGTCAAGTTGTTGCGTATCGTTTGTAATGTCTTTTGCTAACGCTTTACAAAACGCAGTTGATAAGGTTGTAAAGGTAAAAGGAATGGGAGTTGACGTTGTTTTTCGGCGTTTAACTCCTGGTACTTATAACACTGCAACTGGTGTTGTAAAAAGTTCTAAGATTGATGAAACAATTAAAGGCGTTTTTCAATCTATTAGTGACCGAGAAGTTAATGATTTAGTTCAATCAAGTGATCGCAAATGCTTAATTAGTGCCGCTTCTGTTAGCAATGTTCCAACGACTAAAGATCAAATAATATATGGTGGAATTATTTATCAAATTATTAGCGTTGAGACAGTTTCTCAGGCTGGAATAGACTTAAATTATGATTTGGTGCTACGAGCATGACGGAGCAGTGGAAGCCAGAAGAAATTCCAGAGAAGGTTGAAGGGCTTTTGGCTGCGTTGCTTCAAAGTACCGTTTTAGAATCTGACGCTCGGTTAAAAGTTGGAACGCCTGTAGACACTGGGAGACTTAGAGCTTCATGGCAAATATCAAAGGGGGAAGGAAACCCATCAAATCCTATTGATGCAGGAAAGAATAAACAGTATGGAGATACTTCACCGCCTCGAATGGTTACAGACGCTTCAACCAATGCGGTAAGGATTGTAAGGACAGGACCAAAAGCCAATTATGACGTAACTAAAAAACATTCATTAGATGTTGTTTATACAATTACAAATAATATGGAATATGCAGAGCCGATTTGTTACGGAACAGCTCGGCCAGCTTCATGGGTCGCATCAGGGACAACAGGCAGTTCACAAAACCCCCCTCCTTGGGTTGAAGGAATAGCAAAAGGAATGCAAAAATATATTGACTACAACTGGGAAAAGTTCGTAAAGGAAACAAATTAAATGGCTGCTACTAATCTAAATACTGTTCGATCTACGATTGAAACTCGTTTAAAAGATGAGTTAAAAGGAGGAGGAGAACACCCGCCTATCACGGTTGTATTTAATAATGTCCCTGCTATTCCCATTCCTAATAAAAGCTGGTGTCAATGCTCAATGAGTTTTAGTAGTAGCAGTTATTTATCTCAAGGAGGAGTAACAGGTTCAAGTAATATTTTAACGGGTTTAATGTCTGTAAATATTTTTACTCCTAAAGGCCAAGGTGCTGGTGATAATTATGTAATAGGAAAGAGAATTAGGGATTTATATAATAGAATTAATATTTCAGGTGTTTACTTTGATCCGCCTATTGGTCCCGAAGTTATGTCGGCGGCATCTCCTGAAGGTTACTTTCAGACGCAAGTGCGAGTAACATTTGAAGTAATTGAGGAACTTTAGCCAATGGCTCTTACTGAAGAACAACTTGACGCGGTTGAAGCGGTGAAAGGTAAAAGAAACCCTGCATTGTTTGACCCGCGTTGTCAGCAATATTTAGATCAAAAAAAGAATTGCGAGGTTAAAACTGTAGATAAGTCCGATAAGGGCTAAACTTTACACATCATTCCTTTTAATTAAATGGCTTTTTACCGAGGGGAAGAGGGTTCTGTAAAATTCAAGAACGCTTCTGGAACAACTGCGGCGGTAGCAGAAACAACAGCATGGAGTCTTGACATCTCAAAAGATGTGCTTGATTGCACAGCTCATGGAGCTACTTCAAGATCTTATGTTGGATCTTTAATTTCAGGAACTGGTTCTATTGAATTTAATTACACAGCCACTTCAGGTGACGAAACTAAAAACCTACTTGATGATGCTTTAACAACAGAAGATGCTGCTGATGCTCAGTTCGAGCTTTACATTGACACTTCTGGCTCTAAGAAGTGGAGTTTTTCAGGCATCATCACTGGAATGAGTACTTCAACAGCAGTTGGCGATTTAACAAAAATCACCGCTAATTTCCAAACCAGTGGCGCAATCACCAGCGCAGCGTAGAATCTAAGAACCTAACCCCAATCTTGTATGTCTGCGAATAAAAATCGCACCGTTGATTTGCTCTGCGGTGCTTTTGACTTAAATGATCGCCGTAAGTTTGAATTAACAAACGAAAAAGGAGATCATGTTGTTGATCTCTACTTTAAGGCCATTACCCGTGCTGATCGTGTTTTGTCGATGAAGTCGGCGGGTGATGATGCCTTGAAAGCAAGCACTCAACTTCTTTGCATCAAGGCAGAATTAGAAGATGGAACAAAAGCTTTTTCTCCAGGCGATGCAATTAAATTGCAAAGGGAATTGCC